TATATTTGTACAACCGCCAAAGTGAAAACATTAACAACCCTTCTCTTTTGTACTTGGCGGTATCATTTGAGAGGGGTTTATTTTTTAAATTAATATTATGAAAATAAGTGAATTACCAAAGAATGTAAGATTATTAGCTTTAGAGTATCAAAGAAATCAAATTGAAACTACTCATCTAAAAATTGATAAAAAATCAAATATGTTAATTAATGCGTTTGATTGGAATAATACAATGGAAGGTTTTGAATATTGGAAAGATTGGGATTTAAAATTACCAATAAAAACTAAATTTGAATACGACTCAAATGGAGTAACCAAACCAAAACAGTATCAAATCGGTATCGATACATTTCAACGAGCTGAGGCAAATCTTTCAAAGGAGGAAATCTTAGCGATTTGTAAATTCAATATTGATAAATACACCTGGAGGAAAAAGAACCAGGATAAACAAGACTTTGAAAAAATAATCGATTATGCCAATTGGGCAATTAAAAACTTATAAACTATGAATATAATTAACTACAGAGGATTTGATTTTGAATTTGAATATACGTATTCAAAAGGTAGAGCTGCAACTTTAGAAGAGCCACAGGAATACGAAGAGTGGGAAGTTTACAATATAACTTTAAACGGTATCGATGCAGATGAATTATTGGAGAAATATTACGATCATTTTATCGATGCAGTAATTGAACATTTAAAAGATTAATAATATGGAAAATATAGCAGCAGGATTAGTTGGAATGTTTTTAGGTTTATTCATTTGTATTAACATTTGGATTTATGATCAATGGAAAAGCAAATTAAAGTAATTATGAAATACGAAATCGTGGAATTTAGGAATAATAAATTTGGAATAAGACGTAGAAACTTTTTTGAAAATTTATTTAATTTTGGGGGGGATTATTTTGATTTTAAAAGTAATCGTATATATTTTTGGAATTCTAAAAGTTCTCATTTTTATGATTGTCAAACAAAAGATATTGATGTTTTATTTGAATTTTATTCAAGATTAAAAAACGATTATGTTTTAAATACTTTTAAAAATGGAATACTTAATCATTAAGAATCAAAAAATAGGGTTGCATTTAGATCCTCAAGTAGGTTTAAATAATCGACCTTTTAGAATGTGTGGAACTATGATAAATGAAACCATCCCACAAAAGTGGAGTAATCTAAAAAAAGCCTTTTGCTTTCATTGGATTTATACTTTCATTTATTTAGATAACGATGAAATTTTTGAACTTGAATTTGATTATAATGATAATTTTTTTAAAAAAATATGAAACCTTCAGAAGTCAAAAGCATTCGATTACAGACAAGAGTTTCGCAAAGTGATATAAATAGACTCGGAGGAAGAGATAACGTCTTAAAACTATTAAAAGCTATTGTTAGGATGAATTTAGATAACAAATTAGATTTAATAAAACAATACGAAAAACAAAAAGCGAACTATGAAACAAGAAACACTTGAAGAAGCTAAAAAATATGTAGAAAGTTTTGAGTATCCTATTGCACATCCAAAACGAGTAGCTATAAAAGCATTTATTAATGGAGCTAAATGGCAGAAAGAAAATAGAGACATATTTACTATTGAATTCGCATTATGGATAGCAAAAAATAATTATCATCGAGAACATTATTATAAATATGAGCATTTTGAAGAATTATTAAATGAATTTAAAAAAAATAATAATATGACAGCAGTAGAATTTTTAGTAAAAGAAACCCCAAATATTTATTGGGAAGATGCATATTGGGCAGATTTATTTATAAAAGCCAAAGAATTAGAAAAACAACAACTTGAAAAAGTTTGGAAAGCATCGGAGCAGAATATGCGTTCGCAATTCAGTAGTTCACATTATAAAAACGTAACCTTTGAAGATTGGTTAGAAAAAAACAAATAATAATTATGAAACAGACAGCAGAAATATGGATAGAAGATAAGTGTACTATAATAGAATATACGTCATTTACTTCAGAAATTAAAGAACAAGCATATTTTTTTATGAATAATAATTATAATGTTGCAATAGTTCCATACGGATTTTTAATAATATTTATAAACAAATAAAATGAATCCTAAAAGAAAGAACACACTAATGCATAAACTTTATTGCATTTGCCAATTACAACTCGAAGTACTCGATGAGCTCAACCCAACAACTGAAAAGATGGTTAAATATAAAAACGATATGATAGGACTTTGTGAGGAGCTAAATAATAATGTAGCCGATACCTATACAATTCAAAAGAGTACCTACTTCAACGAGTTATCGAATAAAATAGATACAATACTTAGAAAGAACTTTAACGAAAATATGTAAGGTTATGAAATTAAAATATAAATTTCAAGAAGTAACAGAAATTCCTTTAATTAATAAAGAATTAATTAATTGTGAAAAAATAGCAGATGAATTTGCTATTGCTTTTGCAGAGTGGATTGATAGTAAATTTTATCAAGGAGACGATGTTAATGAATATCATAAATCTATTATAGAATATAGAGAAGGTAAAATATTTAAAGTAAAAGAACTATTAGAAATCTATAAAAAAGAAAAAGAATTATGACAGAGCAACAAATTCAAACGAAAATTAAAAAGAAACTCCAGGAGCGAGGGTGGTATGTAACCAAACTTATTAAAACCTCAACAAATGGTATTCCCGACCTTCTCGCAATCAAATACGGAAAGGCTATGTTTATAGAAGTAAAAAGAGAAAACGGTATATTATCACCTTTGCAAGAATTACGTCGCTTAGAACTCATTGATGCAGGTGCAATTGTAAAAGTGTGGAGCGATTACGAAGTTGACTTTAAAACAAAAAAAGATTAAATTTGTTACAAAACAACTTTTTTTCGTTATATTTGTAGAGATATGATTAAACCTTATACAATTTCCACTCAAATGTGGCTCGAACAAGAGGACGATAACTTAGGAATGAGCGGTTCTTATGTAGAGTTTAGGGTAGTAGTTGATAGTATAAATGGTTTTTGGGTTGAGAATGATGATGAGATAGTACTTATTATTAATGGAACAACCTTTTACATTGAAAGTAATGATAATTTATTGATTTTTTTAAAGCAATATTTTAATCCTTTAACATTATGATATTAATCGAATTGGCTAAGAAGGACGCTCAATGGAGAAAAATGGCTTTACAAATATGTAAATCTAAAGACTTAGCCGACGAATTAGTACAGGAAATGTATATTAAATTATCAAATAGGGAAACCAATGTAACAGATGGTTATATCTTTGTAACTTTACGATCATTATTTTATGACTCACTTAAAAACAATGATATTTTAATCGATGATTTTAGTAAATTTGAGTTATTAGAAACTGAATACATAGAGCCAATCGATTATGTTAAACTTTCAAAGGGGTTAACCTGGTACGAAAAGACTATGTTCGAGCTTTCAACATTCGTAGGGCAGCGAGAATTATCACGGAGGACAGAAATACCATTACAAACAATCCATCGAGTTAATAAGATGGTTAAAAAGAAATTAAATGGCAAAAAGAAGGACTAAAAAAGAAATACAAGGTTTAGGTGATGTAATTGCTGCAGTAACTTCAGCAGTTGGGATTGAGCCTTGCGAAGGATGTAAAGACAGACAGTTTACTTTGAATCGTTTATTTAACTTTAAAACGGTTAAATCAGAAATGACTCAAGAAGATAAAGCCGATTTCAGTATTTTTATGGAGTCAAAAGGTCAAAGGGTAATTGATGGTAAAAGAACAGAGTTGAATTTTGAGAATATTGATTTTTTAAATAAATTATATTCGTTTTACTTTGGATTAGATAATTCAAACTGCCCGAGTTGCTCAAAAGTTCACGAGCAAGTGATTAAGGATTTATTTAAATTGTATTCTTATGGAAATTAAAATTGGAGATGTTGTTTTTTTGAAAACAGATAAAGAACAACATCCAAGAATAATCACAGGAATAATGCAAAGACCAAGTGGATTTATTTATTATTTAAGTAAATCAGACTCAGAAACTTCTCATTATTCAATAGAATTTACTTCAGAAGTAAATGAAATAACAAAATTATTTAATTAATTATGCCAATTAGTTTCGATTACGATGGTACACTTTCTACAAAGGAAGGAAAGGAACTTGCAAAGAAATTTATTTCTGAAGGTAAGGATGTAAGAATTTTAACAGCTCGAGAAAGTTCTGGAGATAATAGAGATTTAAATTCAACAGCGGACGAATTAGGAATCGAAAATATTTATTATACCAATGGTAGAGATAAATGGAGTTTTGTCATTAAATACAAAATAAGAGAGCATTACGATAACAATCAGGAGCAAGTTGATAAGATAAATGAAAAGACAACTGCAAAAGGTATATTATTTAAAGATTAGGAATTGGATTTCAATTAATTTTCAAATATGGAAGACAAAAGAAAAAATAACGGAGGTGCAAGAGCAAACTCTGGAAGACTAAAAAAAGAAGAGGTTTTCTCTTTAATCGAAACACTTGACACAATAGCAATTCCAGAAACAGTTTGGAAAATGTTATATGCTAAGGTTTTGGATAGTGATGTAAATGCAATTAAAATTTGGTTACAATATCGTTACGGAATGCCAAAACAGGTAATCGATCAGAATATCAATATAGAGAAACCAATTTTTAATTCACTCGATTTGGATGTTCCAACAAACGACAGCACAGAGTAAGATTGCACGATTACGGAAACGTGTTAGGATTGTGCAAGGTGGAACGAGTAGTTCCAAAACGTTTTCAATTTTACCTTTATTAATAACTTACGCTATACAGAATCCATTTTCAGAGATTAGTATAGTTAGTGAGAGCATTCCGCATTTAAAACGTGGAGCTTTAAAGGATTTTCAAAAGATAATGATACTTACCGATAATTATAAAGATGCTAATTTTAACCGCTCATCTTTAAAATACACCTTCTCAAATAATTCCTATATTGAATTTTTTAGCGTTGATCAACCCGACAAACTCAGAGGAGCAAGGAGGGATATATTATTCATAAACGAGTGTAATAATATCGATTTTGAAAGCTACCAACAACTCGCAATCCGTACAAAGAAATTTATTTATTTAGATTACAACCCAACGAATGAGTTTTGGGTTCAAACAGAGCTTATAAATGATCCTGATAGTGATTTTGTAGTTCTAACTTATAAAGATAATGAGGCACTTGATCCTGCAATCGTACGAGAGATTGAGAAAGCAAAAGACAAAGCACTCACCTCAACATATTGGGCGAATTGGTGGAACGTTTACGGACTTGGGCAGCTCGGATCACTTGAGGGTGTAATCTTTCAAAATTGGGAGCAAATAGACAACATTCCAAGCGAAGCAAAGTTCTTAGGCTGTGGATTGGATTTTGGTTACTCGAATGATCCAACTGCTTTAATCGCCGTGTACGAGTACAATAATAAAATAATTGCTGATGAATTGATATATTCGACTTCACTTTTGAACTCTGATATTATAACATTAATGAAACAAGAACGAACTGCCCCGATTTGGGCAGACTCAGCAGAGCCTAAAAGCATCGAGGAAATAAGAAGGGCAGGATATAATATTAAACCTGTAGTAAAGGGTGCAGATAGCATCAATTTTGGAATCTCAGTACTTCAGCAAAAGGATTTATTAGTTACAAAATCGAGCACCAATTTAATAAAAGAGCTTAGACACTACTCGTGGGATGTTGATAAAACAGGGAAAAAGCTAAATAAACCAATCGATGATTTCAATCACGGGCTGGACGCACTCAGATATTTTGCAATGATGAGCCTATCGATTAAGCAATCGAGAAAAATAATAATTACATAAATCACTTAACAAAACAACTTTTTTACGTTATATTAATATGAGAGTTATAATTCCAACAGATTTAAAAGAGATTAAGCTATCGCAATATTTGAGATATGTTCAGGTATTAAAAGACAATCCAGACGATGAAACATTTGTATGTATTCAAATGGTGGCTATTTTCTGCAACTTAACTGTTGCCGATGTAATGAAAATACCTGTAAACGATTTCGGTGAAATAGTTGAAACAATCGCTAAAGTCCTGGACCAACAACCGAAACTCGTACACACTTTTAAAATGAACAAAATTGAGTACGGATTAATTCCAAACTTCGATAAAATTAGCTTAGGAGAACACGCAACGATTGATACATTACTCGGTGATACTGATGAGTTAGCTTTATTAATGAGCGTTTTATATAGACCAATTACAAAGAAAGCTTTGCCTTTTTATTCAATTGAGGAGTACGATGGTGATGAAACAAAAGCCGATTTATTTAAGGATGTTACAATGGATGTTGTGAACGGTTCAATGCTTTTTTTTTGGACTTTAAGCAAAGAATTATTAAACAATATTCTATTGCATTTGGAGAGCAAAGCAGCGAGGGAAGGAATGAATTTGGAGGAAGTTTTGGAGAGCGGTGGGGTTGGTATTGGAGTTTTGTTAGACTTGCGAGAGAACTTAGAATCAATGTTCGAGAAGTTGGAAAAGAGCCTCTTCACGAGTCACTCACGCTTTTATCTTTCTTAACTGATGAATCAAATGAGGAGGCAAAACAAATAAAACAAAACTTTAAAAAATGAAAGCATTCTATAACGCAGTAGATTATATCAAAAGTACTTTGGAGACAGCACCGTTTTTAAATACGATTACTCACGGAACTGATATTGTGGATAATGTTAAAAAAAACATATTCCCTTTGGCTCATATTAACGTATTGAGTTCGAGCATTGGAGCAGGGGTTGTAAACTTTACATTTGAAATCGCAATACTCGATATTCGTAATATTTCTAAGGTACGAGTAAAGGATAAATTTTTAGGAAATGATAATGAATTAGATAATTTAAATACGTGTCACGCAATTTTGAACTATATGATTACAAAGATGCGTTTACAAAGAAATGATTTTGATATTGAACTGCAAAACGATCCATCTCTTCAGCCGATTATGATGGCTTTTACGAATGCGTTAGATGGTTGGAAGTGTGATATTGAGATAAGTGTTCCAAATAATGATTTAAGCGTATGCTGTGATGGAAACTAACAAAGTACAAGAGGCTTTAAACGCTTTCGGAGCGTTAGTAATTGAGAGAGCAAAGCAAAACCTAAAGACAGGTGGCAAATATGGAACTCATAATACAACAGGGAAGCTTTCGAACTCGTTAGATTACAAAACAAAGGTAAGTCCGAACTCGATAACGTTTGACTTTTATGCGGAGGACTATTGGAAGGAGTTAGACTTTGGAACAAAGGGAAGTAAATCGAGTAATAAAGCTCCGAATTCACCTTACAAAGCGAATGCAAATATTGCTGCGATTGATAGATGGGTTGTTAAAAAGGGATTGCAAGGAATTAGAAGCAAAGGCGGACAGTTTACAAAGCGAAAAATGATGGTTGCAAGTATCACACGATCCATAAATACAACGGGAACACCCGAAACAAAGTTTTTTCGTAGTGCATTCGATATGGAATACAAAATTTTTGATGATAATATCGCTGAAAAGTACGGTTTGGATTTGGAAACGTTTTTAAAATTTACATTAAAAGATATAAAATAGATGAATATAATAAAAAGCAGAAGTCCGTATTTTATAAGTATAGATGAAATCGACCAAATCGGCGGTAAGGTTGAGTTATATCTTTGGCACAAAGGCGAATCAGTACCAACAACACCAACGAAAGAACTTACAAAGCTAATTCCAAGTGCTACACAAACAGAGTTAACTTGGAATATATCAAATTATATTAACGAGTTTATTGATATTGTAAACCCTGTTAAAGTTGTAGTTCCAACTGAGGAAAATGCGAACACTTGGTGTTATTGCAAAGTGAAAAGGTTTAAATTAATCGATGTAACTTATACAGAAATCGATGAGGTTACATTTGTAGGGGTTCAAGGATTTACGGAATATTTGAATGGATATAATGACTCGGTAACAGCTGATTATTTAGAATTAATAAATGACAGCATTAAAATCGATTATAAATTCTCACTTACAGATATACCTTATTTTAATTTGCTTTTGGTTACTAACATTGACTATGATTGGATTGTAAATTATTACAGTGCATCTGATACTTTGTTAGCATCAAATACAATAGTTGTTGCAGGAACTCCAGAAATATTTAACTATAAAATTCCTTTGTATTATAATTATGAGCCTTATTTGGTTTCCTATTTAGAAATAGTAAATGAGGATAATAAATTCAGAATTTACAGCCAACGAATTGAGGAGTGCAAATATACACCTGTTGAATGTGCGTTCATAAATTCATCTGGAGGGTGGCAGTTTCTTAAATTTTTCAAAGCTCAAACCAATAGTATAAATGTAAAAGGATCAGATTACAATTTGCTTCCTGATGCGGTTGATTATAATAAATATAGAGGGCAAAGCAAAGTTTTTAATATCAACGGAACACAAACCATAAAATTGAACACAGGTTGGGTTGCTGAGTCTTACAATGAATTGATACAAGATTTACTTTTAAGCGAAACTGTATTACTTGACAATAAACCCGCAAAAGTTAAAACGCAATCACACACCTATAAAACGCATTTAAAGGATAAAATGATTAATTTCGAAATGGATTTCGAATACGCTTTCGACTTAATAAATAATGTTATATGATAGTAGTAGGAATTTACATTAAAAATCCTTCAACTTTAGAGTTTGAAAGGGTTGAATTATTCAACGATGAGAAAATAAGCGTTACAAGTACAATCCAAAATATTAATAATATTGGAGCTACTTATTCAGATTTTTCTCAAACGTTTACAGTTCCTGCGAGTAAAAACAACAATAGGATTTTTAAAAATTGGTACGAAAACTCCTTAACGAGTCAATTTGATACCTTAAAAAAATCAGATGCTTATATTGAATTAGACACGATACCTTTTAGAGTTGGTAAAATACAACTTGAAGGATGCGATGTAAAACAGAATTATCCACAAAGCTACTCAATTACTTTTATCGGTAATTTAGGGAACTTAAAAGATAAATTTGCAGGGTTATTTTTGAAGGATTTAAATACTACTGATTATGATGTTTTATATTCTGCTGATATTGTAAAAAATAAAGTAGTAACAACTGAAATAAGCGCCGATGTGATGTTTCCTTTAATTAGTTCAAATAGATATTGGAACTATAATAGTGTAACAGATCCTACAAATAACATAAGCGATGCATTATATCCTATAAGATATAATGAGTTATTTCCTGCAATAAGATTAAAGACAGTTTTCAATATAATTGAAGATCAGTTTAATGTTAATTTACAAGGAACAACTGAAAATCCAAGTGCTTTTTTAACAGATGAAAGATTTACAAACGCTTATTTATATTTAAAAAATGCAGATAGTTTTACTTTAAAAAGTTCACCTAACTTAATAACTTGGGACACTAAAACAACACCTGAAAATTATTTTGACATTAATTTAACAAACGATACTTGGCGTTCAACTATATCAAATGAAATTTTAATTTCAGATGACTTTATCGGTCAATCTGCTTTTATTAATTTAGAATTTACAGTTACTGGATTATTATATAGTCTTGTTACATATAAAAATGGTGTGGAAATATTAAGACAATCTTTTACTACTGTTTCAAATACTGGCAATATTTTTTTAGCAAATAATTTTAATACTACCGATATTTATAGCGTTAGTATTGTAGCAAACGAGCCTGTTACATTTAACGCTTTTTTAAGTTTAGAAACTCAATTTACAGATCCAGAATCGGGACCTTATGTAATATATGATGATGCTTTTAAAAACACAAATCAAACTACACTTACTCCAAAATTATCTTTAAAAGATTATTTTCCTGAAATTAAAATTGAAGATTTTTTCGGTGCAATTTTAAAAATGTTTAATCTTACTTGTTTTTCAAGTGATGGAATAAATTATACAATCGACACTTTAGAGAGTTATTACAATTTAGGTGATATTGTAGATTTGACAAAATATGTCAAGACAGACAGCATTAATTTAACAAGGGTAAAAACGTATAAAAAAATCAATTTTTTATATGAGAAATCTGAATCTTTGGTAAATGTAGGTTTCCTTTCAAATAATGGAATTGATTACGGTAATTTATTATTTAGTACAGAGAACGATGGTGAGGAATATTCAATTAAATTGCCTTTTGAGGATTTAAACTTTAACAATTTAAAAGATAAATTGCAAGTAGGATATGCTTTAAAAAGTGATGGAATAACAAAGTACATTCCAAAACCAATAATTTTATATGATTATAATCCTGAAATATTAACAAGTTTAACAGATACTGATTTTTGGTTTAATACAAATTTAACAGGAGGAACTTCAACACAGCACACATATTACAAACCTTTCGGACAAGAGTATAACGATGGAACAGAAACGTGGAGCTTGAACTTTCCAGATCAACAAAGCACGTTAACAAATGAAGTAATTACCAATAGCTTATACCAAACATATTACTCGAAATATATTGCTAATATATTCAATTATAAGGCACGATTAATAAAAGTTAGTGCGATATTACCTATATCGGTTTTAACTTCTTTAAAGCTTAACAATAGGGTTATAATAAGAGATAAACGATACATTATAAATTCATTTACAACGGATTTAACAACGGGAGAGGCTACATTTGAATTATTAACAGATAACAGAACAATATGATCACGCACATAATGGAAATGCTAAAATTAGCAGAGCACTACGAAAATACAGAATCAATTGCAATTGCAAAAGGAAAATTTGAATACCCAAAATCTAATTATAAACTATTTAAAAAACTGATGAAATGGCAATTGAAAAAGTAATTGATATACAAGTTAATAGTAATTTTGATACAACAGAAACGCAATTAAAAGAATTAACTACAGCGTTAAAACAAGTTGATAAAGAAGCTACAAATTTAGATGCTACATTTGAAGAAATTTATGGTGATTTAAAACCATTAACTGCCAGAATGGGAGAGGCAGAAGATCGACTTTATGAATTAGCAAAAGCAGGAAAACAAGGTTCGCAAGAATATAAAGACTTATTAAAATCAGTTGGTGAATATAAGAGAGTTCAACAGCAAACAGATTTAGTAGTTGATGCTGCAGCTCAAACTATGGGCAGTAAATTAACAGGTTCATTAAATGCTGCAGCTGGTGGTTTTTCTTTAGCACAAGGTTCAATGGCTTTATTCGGTTCTGAAAGTTCTTCAGTTGAAGCTGCTATGTTAAAAGTTCAGTCTGCAATGGCTATAAGTCAAGGATTTGAAACTATAAATCAAAGTACAAAAAGCGTAAGTGCTTTAGCTACAACAGTTAAAAGTTATTCAATAGTACAAAAATTAATAACTGCTGGGCAATGGTTATGGAACGCTGCAATGAATGCAAATCCTTTAGGTGCTATTGTTCTTGCTATTACTGCTGTAATTGCTGCAGGTTATGGATTAATTAAATTCTTTGGCAATGTTGCTGTAACAAGCAAAGTAGCAATGCAAGGAATAAAAGAAAATTCTAAAGCACTTGAAGATAGTAAAAGAATTACTGAAAAGCATAATCAAGCATTAAAAGATGGTGCAGATTATAATTTAGCAATGGCGAAAGCTTCTGGTAAAAGTGCTGAAGAAATAAGAAAGTTATCTATTACAGAAGCTAATGCTGATATATCATTAAAATCATTAAATAGAACTATTGCACAAAATACATATTATAGAGAATTAAACAGTTTAGCTAATTTAAAAGCATCAGGAGCTACTGACGAAGCTATAAAAATGCAAGATGAATTGACTAAAAAATCTTTAGAAAATTTTGTAAATGAAAATAAAGCATTATCTGAAAGTATTAGAAATAAAAAATTATTAATTCAAAAAAATAATATAGAAATACGTCAAGAAGAAACAAACCATTCAGATAAAATAAAAGAACAAAAAAAGACAATTGCAGAAAAAAATATTGCAGATGCAGAAGCTGAAGCTAAAAAAATAAAAGAGGAAAAAGATAAAGCAATAATTTCAGAAGCTGAAGCTTATAGAAACCAATTAGAAGCAGTTCAAAAGGTTGAATCTGATGCAAAGAAATCGAATGCAAACGCATTATTAACAGAGCAGGAATTAGCAATACAAACTGAAAACGAAGCGTATCAAATTAAATTACAAAACGCTGCCAAATTCGGAGAGCAAATAAATGAGATTGAAAGACAACATTTAAATACTTTAAATGATATAAATTTAACTGCACAGCAAAAACAATATGCAGAGGATAAAGCAAATTCTGAGGCTAAAATAAAATTAATTGAATTAGAGAAAAAATCAAAATTAGAAGCTGCTGATGCAGTTGCTAATACCTTATCTGCTATGTCTGATTTATTAGGTAAAGAAACAGCAGCAGGGAAAACAGCAGCTGTAGCAAGTGCCACAATTAATACTTTTAGTTCTGCTCAAAAAGCTTACGATGCTACTGTAGGAATTCCTTTTGTTGGTCCTGTATTAGCTCCAATTAATGCAGGAATAGCAATTGCAGCAGGTATAAAAAATGTTAAATCTATTTTAGCGGTAAAAGTTCCAGGAGGTGGAGGTGGTGGAAGTGCTCCAAGTGGTGGAGCTATGGCACAGGCAGGAGTTACTGCTCCATCTTTTAATGTAGTTGGTTCAAGTTCAACCAACCAATTAGCTCAAACTATTGGACAACAACAACAGCAACCAATACAAGCTTATGTTGTAGCAAATAATGTAACAACTGCACAGGCTTTAAATAGAAACATAATTGAAAGTGCTACAATAGGAGGTTAAAATTTCAGCCTACAAGCTTAAGAAATAAATAAAATTTAAGCTTGTAGGTTTAAAAATTAAAAAAAGTTGATAACAAAACAATAAAAAAACGTTATACTATTATGGAAACATACAATGTTATATTTAATGAGGAGGAAAACGAGGGCGTTTATTGCGTTTCCTTAGTTTCTGATCCTGCAATAGGTGTAAATTTCATCGCATTATCAAAGCAAAAGGAGTTAAAACTTGCAACAGTTAATGAGGAGCAACGTATTTTAATGGGTGCAATATTAATTCCAGGACAACCAATTTATAGAAATCAAGATGGTCAAGAATTTAATATAGTATTCCCAAAAGAAACCATTAAACAAGTTCAACAAAATTTCGCATTAAAAGGATACCAAAGTAATTCAACAATTGAGCACTCAGGTAAGCAAATTGAAAATGTAACCTTTGTTGAAAGTTGGATAAAAGAGGATGAGGTTCACGATAAAAGTGTGCATTATGGTTTTAACGAGCCTGTTGGTAGTTGGTTTGGTTTGATGAAAATCAATAACGATGAGATTTGGAATGACTATGTAAAAACAGGAAAGGTTAAAGGCTTCTCAATTGATGGAGTTTTTGATATGGAAAAAGTAAATTTAAAAAGTGATTATAATATGAATTTAGAAACAATTGTTAACGCAATTAAAGAGGGTTTTGCTTCGGTAAAACTATCTGAGGAAGTTGCAACCGTTGAAGAGGTACAAGTTGCTTTGGAAACGATGAAATTAAAAGATGGTGTTACCATTTTAGAAGCTGATAGTTTTGAAGCAGGAAAACCTGTTTTTATTGTAGCTGAAAATGGTGATAAAGTTCCTGCTCCAATTGGAGAACACGAACTTGAAGATGGTAGAGTTTTAGTAATTACTGAGGAAGGTATGATTGCTGAAATTAAAGAAGCAATGGAAGAGGAAGTTTCTGTAGAAGTTGAAACTGAAGTTGAAATGTCAACTGAGGAAATGATAAAATCAATCGTTACTTCTATGAGCATCGAAGTTGCAAAACAAATCGAAACAATTAGAACTGAATTATCGGCTCAAATTTCTGAAGTTAAAACTGCACAAGTTGAGGTAAAAGCTTCAACAAAAGCAAAACCAGAAGTTGCTGAAACTTCTAACAAAAACGTGAAATTAACACGCAATCAAAAAATATTAAATAACCTTAAAAATTTAAATTAAAAAATGGCTACAACTACAACTGTAAGTTCAAACTATGCTGGTAAAGATGCTGGTATGATTATCGGTCAAGCGTTTAAAACGATTGACACTATTGAAAAAGGAGCGGTTACTATCGCTGAAAATGTAAACTTTAAATTGTCTTTGCGTAAAATTGCGTACACAGATGGAACAACTGCATACACTTGCGGATTTGCTCCTGCAGGTACAGTCGTTTTAAACGAAAATACAATTGAGCCTTTCAAATTCAAAAATGATTTTGATGTTTGTAAAGAAGATTTCAGAGCTACTTGGTCTGATGGAATTATGGGTGGAGGAGCTGCTAATGCAACTGCACCATCTGATATTATGGATGCTATCCAAGCTGAGGTTTTGGGAGCTATTGGTGAGAAATTAGAAGCTGATATTTGGACTTCATCTGTAAACTTTGATGGTTTCTTAACTTTGTTTGCTGCTGATGGTGATATTAATACTTTTGCTGCAGATGCTGCTGTAACTGAAGCAAACGTATTGGCTAAATATTTAAAACCTGCTTTAAACGGTGTGCCAATCGCTTTAAGAAACAAAGAATTAGTTTTCGCTGTTTCTCCTGATGTTGCACAAGCTTATAGCTTTTATCTTTCAACTCAAGGAATTACTTACGGTAATGGAAATACTGATTTTGCTTTAGCATTCGGAAGACACACATTGACTGTATTGAATGGTTTACCTGCTAACTCTGTTGTTATCTACGAAAAGAAAAACTTAGTATTCGCTACAGGTTTGACTGCTGATCATAACCAGGTTGCAATGGTTGATGAAGACGAAATCGGATTGTTAACTGGAAAAGTTAGAGGAAAAGTAGTTTACAATGTAGGAGTAGGATATTACAATCCTTCTGAAATTGTATGGTTATTTTTAGACTAAATAAATATTTAAACCGCTCATTAAATTGGGCGGTTTTTAATATAACTTATTAATATTTAAAAAAAAAATTCTATGTCGTGTTTAATATCAAAAGGGAAACTTTTAGGTTGCAAGGATCAACGTGGAGGAGTTAAATTAATGTCAAAATAATTTTCAGGTGTTGTTTTAGTGTCCCAAGTTATTAAGTTAGGTGAACTTTTTAAAGTAAAACTATCTGCA